ATAAATACGATTGGGATAGATTCAACTGGACAGTGAAAAATGTACAATCAAATATAAAATCTGAACAATGTCCATTACCGGGATTCCCTAACTAAATTCTAAGTTATTAATTTTTATTGTATTATATTAAAATGGGTATTATATTAGACTCTCAAGATCAATTGAAATTTCAAATACTTGACACAATCATTGTATTCTTATTAGGATCATTATTATTGTTTTTCTTTACCACAATGATAAATTTTCCCAGAATCTTCCTCGTATCTTTCGCAACTTATATAACAATACTTATATTGTTACACACAATATATATGAACAGATATTGTTCAAATGACAATAATCATAAAAATAAACAAAATCTTATAAATTTCATGTCGGTCTATACTATATGTTTAAATTTACTAATGATATTTGTTGTTTCGAATAATTATATTTAAAATATGTTTTTTTCAAATCCATTAACTTCATGATTGAAAACACCTTGGATGTCTAAGGAATTTTCACCTAATTCGTTGTAGAAGACACCATAGTTGTATTTATCAAATACATTGTTTTGAACATCCTCTAAATTTTTTCCACTAACTTCATATTCTTTAATGAACTCATCATTCATATTTTTTATTTTTGAACAGTGTCCGGGTAATTCATTTGTCTCTTGGACTTTTTCAGGGTTTTTTTCATCATCTTTCTTATTTATTTTTTCTTTTTTATCGTCAGTGTTTTTGTTTTTGTTTTTGTTTTTGTCATTTACATTATCTTTTATAGTTTTAGTGCTAAATTTTTCTTTTACAGATAGTTTGCTAAAAATGACATATGCGATGGATACGATTAGTAATCCAAACATTAGATCATTAATTATAGAAAAAGTGAATAATACAATGCTTATGATAACAATTGTATTAAATGTCTTTTTACTAATATTTAATTTTTTCATGAAAAGGGATGAAATAAGCACGAGAAGTAATAATAATTTTGTATGTTCTTTTGTAACCATTTTATTAAATTAAATACATAAAAAAAATGATAAAAGTATTTGTAAATAATTACATAGTATATATATGTACGCGATAAACCATGTCTAAAAGTTTAACGAAACGTGGTTATGGAATTTCAAAAGATGATTCAAAAATAAACATCGACGATATTAAAGAAAACTTGACTGTTAAACCCCACTCTATATATGAAGATAATACAAATGGACAATTTAAAGTTTTCCTTGAAAGTAGCAAAAAAATATACGTACCTAAATATTGGGGACTTTCTAAGTTTGGTGTTCCTAATGAAGATAAAATTCACCCTCCACAAGACATAGAAGCTCAATTCGTTGGATCATTACGAGACTATCAGTTAGAACCTGTACGTAAGTTCATTGAATGTTGTAAAGATACTAAAAAACGTGGTGGTATTCTACAACTTCCACCAGGATGGGGAAAAACTGTAATGGCTTTGAATATTATTTCAAAATTAAAAGTAAAAACTCTTATTATTGTTCATAAAGAATTTCTTATGACTCAATGGAAAGAACGTATTCAACAATATCTCGGTAATGTTAGCATTGGTATTATCAAACAAAATGTTATTGAAAATGATAATGATATAGTTATAGCAAGTCTACAAAGTATCAGTATGAAAGATTACGGTGAAGAAGTTTTCAAAGGATTTGGGTTAGTAGCTATTGACGAATGTTTTCCTTTCAATACATATATTCATACCGACCAAGGATTAATTGCAATCGGGACTTTATATGAAAGCTGGAGTATAAACAAAGACCCTAGTAAATTGCCGAAGATATATAGTTTCAATCAAGATAAGAAAACGTTTGAGTTGAAACAACTTACATATGCATGGAGAAAAGAAAGAAACGAACTTGTAAAAGTAAAAATGTCCAAACGAGTGATAAACTGCACCCCTGAACATAAAATACTTACAACAACTGGATATGTAGAGGCAAAAAATTTAACAACAAATTCACTTGTAATTTCTAAATATGATGTATATCATCAAGATAATATTATTGCCCCCACACTTAATGATGATCAGTTACAAATTATATATGGTTCTTATCTTGGTGATGGTCATATTCAAAGAACTGTTAAAAATCGTTTCAGATTAAAATTGACACATGGTAATAAGCAATATTCATATTGTAAGTGGAAAGCTTATATGTTTAATATTGATGACATTGATATTATTGAAAAGAATGGATATTCACAAAAACTAGCTTGTAGTTTCAGTTCAAAGATTTTTGACAGTGATATAGATTTTCCTACAAATACAAAAAAAGTACCAAACGAATTAATCGAAAGATTGGATATACGTGGTGTAGCTATATGGTTCATGGATGATGGTTCATATCAAAATAAAAGCATTACACTACATACTAATAATTTCCAGTATGAAGAGCAGGAAAAATTTGTAAAGTATTTCAAGTCAATTGATATAAGTTGTGATATAAAAAAAACAAAAAATAAATATTATTATCTTTATTTTAATAGAGAGAATTCCGATAATCTATTAAGAAAGATTAAACCATATGTTCATGAATCTATGTCATATAAAATTGATCAAGAAATAGAACATGAACATTATAAATGGAATAACCAATTCCTTGAATACGGAACACTGAGAGTTTCTTCTATTGAATACTATAAAAATAAGGGTTACAAAAGATGTAGCAAACCATATGTTTACGACATAGAAGTTGAAGATAATCACAACTTTATAATAGGTTCAAAACCATCATTAAGTTCTACCAAAATATATATTGATGGTCCTGTTGTATCCAACTGTCACCACATGGGAGCACAAGTCTTTTCAAGAGCCTTGTTTAAAGTTAATTTCAAATATTCTTTAGGACTTTCAGCAACGGTATCCCGAAAAGATGGACTATCCAAAGTTTTCAAATGGTTCTTAGGGGATATTGTTTATAAAGCAAAAGCAAAACAAAGTGATGACGTTAATGTTTTAATAAAATATTTCTATGAGTCGGAACCAGAGTATAGCCATATTCCATTGTTGTATAATGGTAAACCAAATATATCAAAATTAATTAATCAAGTGTGTTCTTATGCACCACGAACACAAATGTTAGTTGATGAATTGGAAAAAGTCTTAGATAAAGAGTCTGATAGAGAAGTTATTATTCTGAGCGATAGGAGAAATCATTTACAAGAAATAGAATCTTGCTTGAATAGTAAAGGTTTCAAAAACATTGGATACTACGTTGGAGGAATGAAACAATCAGATTTGAAAGAAAGTGAAAAACAAAATATTTTGCTTGGAACATATAATATGGTAAGTGAAGGTTTTGATCTACCTAAATTGAATACTCTTGTTCTCGCATCTCCTAAAAGTGATGTTGAACAATCAGTAGGAAGAATTCAAAGACAATTGAAAGAAGATAGAAAATACACTCCACTCATTATTGACATTGTTGATCAGTTTTCATTGTTTAATAATCAAGGGATAAAAAGGAAAACATTCTATAAAAAAAAAGGTTATAGTATTGGTGAGGTAGATAAACTTGAAAATAAAGTTGTTCTACCCCGTATGGCATTTTTAGAATAAAAAAATATATTCGAGAATATTAAATAGTTATCATGTTCGCTGTTATTTTGAAAAACACAATTTTAATTTTTTTTATTGTTTGTATTGGATACTTTTTGATAGATAATCATTTAAACGAATTAGATAATGAATCCAAAAGTAGTAATGCTTTAAATAAGTCAGTCCCTAAAAAACCTATACCAGAATCAAAGTTTATTTTAAAGGATATTATCACAAGTGTTCAAAAAGAGAGTGAACCACTAGAAGTAAAAACAATTGCAAATGATATTGAAAAAAATAATATTCCTGACATAATGAATATTTCTCTCGAACAATATGTTACAGAATCTACCTCAAATCCCATGAAGTTGAAAGTTGATGAAGGAATGAAGGAAATTTATAATTATGTATACAATGATAGAAAAGCTAACGAAGAATTAAGTTCTATTTATGATGCTACTAAAGTTTCAAATGTGCATAAAGATGAGACAATATTATGTGAAAATAAAGAGGACACTAAAATAAAAAATATGTGCAATGATCCCATAGGCGAACATCATAAAAACATTTCATATGAACATATAGAAGTTTTATCTTTACCCAAACAATCGTTGTACGATTTCGTGGATAAAAACATTTAAAAAATGATAATATATATGAATATATAGTTATTATTTGAATATGCAAACAGGAACAATTTCATTTTGTGATAAGCAATCTTTGAATATCAAATCCAATGATACAAAAAAATATTTTAATGATAAGTTATTGAACTATAATGTTAAAATTCTTCAAAAACATTTTGAAAAATTTGGAAATGATACATTCAATAAATTAAAAAAGAACCCATACATTGCATCTTTGAAATCAAATGGCAATCCCTACTTACTTTTTCTAACAAAATTTCACAAAACAGATATTTGTATTATGATTGATAAAAAAATTCAACAAGGATATTTTCTTCCACGGATGATAATTGATAGATTGTGTTTCGATACAACTCTATTTACTGATACGTTATTTGAAGGTGAGATGATTAAATCTGAAGAACAATGGATCTTCATGATAAATGATATTCTTGCTATCGAAGGTGTAAAGCAAGATAATGTTAATTTTATCAAAAGATACAATAAAATACATGAAATTATTAATAGTAAATATTATCCATTGCCTCAACAAAAATTCAATATTCAAATTAAGAAATACTTCAAATTGAATGATATTGATGAATTAATAACCTTTAAAAATCAGTTGGATTATACTACACGTGGTATAATTTTTAAACCAATGTTTCTTAAATTTAGGGATATTCTGTTCAATTTTGATGATTCATTGATTGATAACAAAAGAAAAGTAAAATATTCTGAAAATAACAAGTTTATTGAAAGTATTGATACAAATAATAATTTAAAAAATATTTGCAATACTACAACGAGTAAAGAATCAAAAAATGATGATATAACAAGTAATACAAAAGTCATCGCAAACAAAATTTTTGAAATTGAAAAAACAGAAAAGCCTGATGTATTTAATTTATATGATGATAACAAAAAACATATTGGAATAGCATGTATTTCAACTCTTAAAACAAGTAAACTTTTACACAATGCTTTTAAAACGACAAATCTTACTGAAAAAATTAAATTCGAATGTGAATATACTGATAAATTTTCAAATAAATGGATACCTATCGCTATGTGTTAAAATCCTTTTATAGTGTCCTCTATGAGATTAATCAACAAATTTTCATCACATGCTCTACCATAATTAATATTAAAGAAAATTTCTTTTATAATATTTCCATCATAATCTTCAGAAATTTGAAAGTTCAAATATACAAGATTATTAATTTTAAATGTATGACGATAGCATGATATCATATCATATATATTTTTATTAGATGGGAACATGTATGTGGATTTTTGATTTTTTTTCATTCTTAGATTGATAAAATCTAAGTTATTCAGAGCCATTTGTTGAGAATCATGAATAATAAAATCATAAACATTTTCGTTATTATCTTCTGCAATATATTCCATTTTTGAATTATATGTCTTTACATTTGTTTTTTTAAAATTTTTATAACGTAGTTTTTTAACATTTTCAAAGATTCTATTGAATTTATTATCAGGTAAATCAGTATCAATACAACCTTGTTGTTTCTTGTTAATTACATATAGTTCGATATAATTAACTTTATCATCAAAAAGTGTTTTATTCATGATATAAAATAAAAGTATATACATACATAGTCTATGTAATATTTAAATCAAATTTTTATCTTTAAAAAATGATTTATACACATATCAATACTTATATATAAATATATTATCAATTATGACAGAAGAATTTAATGAATACAGAGTCAGAGCGCAAAATAAGATTAAACAATTCATTAATATTGATGAAAAACAAGTTGAGGACCTAGAAATAGGAATATATAATTGGTGTATCGATTATTCAAACATTAATAATATTTTTCCCGGTTGGAAGAATGAAATATTTCTAAAGATGTACAATAACAAATTGATATCAGTCTTGTCAAATCTAGATCCTAACTCTTATCTACAAAATACACATCTTCTTAATCGATTGAAATATGAAGAATTTAAGCCACATGATATACCATTCATGGAACCATATGAGTTAAATCCAGATAAATGGATTTCTATTCTCAAAAAGAAAAGACAAAAAGAACAAAGTTTACTTAATTCAAACATGGAAGCCAAAACAGATCTATTCAAGTGTGGAAAATGTAAACAAAGGAAATGTTCATATTATGAAATGCAAATTAGATCTGCAGATGAGTCGGCAACAATATTTATCACATGTCTTAATTCAGCCTGTAAAAATAAATGGCGCATAGGATAAAAAAGATATTTGAAAATACGTTTTACA